AAATCGTCTCTTAAATCTTCAGGCTGCATTTTGTCTATTGCTTCCTTAAGTTCTCGGCTTTCCCAAAGTTCTAATATGATGCTATTCTTGTTCATATTCCTTTATGGTTAGTTTGCCATTCTCTTCTGTTGCTATGTAACAAAAACAATTTGCCGTTTTTGCTAAGTTTAAAAATGATATTTGATAGCTACTAAGTTTATCTCCAATGGCTTTTGTTTCGCAATAAACCGCAACTCCTGTTTGTGTGTGAAAACCTACAACATCTGGAACTCCTTTAAGTCCTATAAAGGTTCGACCTCTAACCGCAAGGTTATTGTTACGCCATACAAAGCACCCGTTTTTATTTAGGGTTTTAATTGCTTCTTTGGTTAATTCGTTTGCGGTCATATTACAAAACTATATTAAGAAAACGAAACTTTGCCAAATTTTATTTGTTCCTCAAAAAATAAAGCTACGGCTACGGCTCTTGCTTGGTTCTTAAGCCAACTCTCAGTCCATTCGTCACGATACTGCTTTGCACTTATGATGTCCATTTTATTAGCTTTGTAGGTAATAATCTCCATAAGTTTCTTTTTAGCAAGTGCGCCATCTTCTTTAGTCCATACCTTTATGCCTGAACTATTTAGCTTTGTAAATACGCTTAATGGGTTAAACAACCTATCAAAAGTTCTATTTTCTAAAAGCTTATATTCTTGATAACTGTAATCAATTATCTCTAAATCTGTTAAGTGCGGGATTGCTTCTACTCTTTCCTGTGGCATCATTTTTCTTACTTCGTTTGCTTTTCTCTTATATCTATCCATAACCTGACTAAAGTATGCAGGACTAAAATTCTGGTAATGGTCTATAAAGTCATTGGCTACCATTTGCTTAAACGCTACTTTAACTTCGTTTATTGTAAAGCCGCCATACTCGGTTCTTATCCAATCCTCTAAGATTGCTAATTTAACTTCGCCAGGATTGTTAATGCCTACAAGCTGCATAAGGTAAACAAGGTTTTGTTTAAATATGGTAGAGTTCAGATTGCGAACCCTCTCCCCCGAAAATGCGGTCATAATCTCTTGCTCCGTAGGAAGTAGAGTGGATAAAGTTGTAGTTTTTAAGGTTTTCAAGTTCGTGTTTATCAAGCTTTCGTTGATTATCTGAAGTTCTTTTTGCATCTTCTTTTAGGTTAAATAGACCTTTCCAACCATTTGCCATTGACTGATTGATAATTTTTATAGCAATGTCTTCTTGTCCGTTTGATAATTTTATTAATTCTTGTAAGGTAGCAAGTTCGCTTTGTGTTGTTCTATATGTAAACTTAAATTGTTTTTTCTTGTAATCCTTCCAATCAAACCACATTTTTTCAAATTCATTAGAAACAAAAGGAAGCTCTATTATTTCTTTTATTTCCTTTATTTCTTTTCCTTTCCTTTCCTTTATAGCATTGCGGTCGCTATGCGGTGGCATTGCGGTCGCATCATTTACATTAGAAACCCAGCGTTTACGGGCGTTTTGACTTGCCTTCTTGCTCTTACTATCCCTTTCGTCTATGCGTTTTTGTACCGACATACTACCAAAGTTTTCGCCTTCAAATACAAATAAACCAAAGTCGTGTAATACGCTATGCACTATTTCGCTATGCACTCGAAGGTCATAAGCTATGCCATCGCAATCCGTTCGCAATGCGTTTGCATTATTGTAAAGGTCTTCAATGATTGCCCAAAAAACACCATACCCAAGCATTCCGTGTTTCCTAATAAGGAATTTAATCTTTTCGTCATTACGGCAATTATAGTCGTGAGAAAAGTAAAAAGTATCTTTAGACATATTCTCCAAATTTTTGTAGTTCATCAAAAGTAACATCTTGTATTTTAACATACTTATGCATAAGCTCACTAATTTGTGGTCTTAATTCTTTGTAAGTTAATCCTTTGTAAATATGAAATTTAATAATTCTGTTTACAAAATACTTAGAGTATTCCTCTTCTTCGTGGCACTCTAAACATAATGTAGTTAAAAATTCATTTTCATAATCCCAAGGGTCATTTTTGTAGATATAAACCTTGTGATGTACGTGCAGTTGTTTTTCTGTTGAACCGCACATTGTACAGGTAAACTTGTCTCGTTGTAAAATTTCAAGACGTTTCTTTTGCCATTCAGGACTTTTTAGTTTTTCTCCGTATGTCATAAAAAAAATAAACCCCGATAGCTGCGAACTACCAGGGTTATTATTATTTAACCACTAAACACATTATCGGTTCGCAGTACGTTAATGTGTTTTCTTACTGCAAATATATACTAAATCTCTTTAAGTTCTAATTTCAAACAAAGTTTTTTTAGCTTAGTTTTAAACCAATCCTCAGTTTCGATTAAGTTATTTGCTTGTTTTATGTTATGGATAGCGGTGGTATGGTCTTTAGTGCCGGTGTATGCGCTTATCTCTTTTAGGTTCAATTTAGTATACCTTCTAAGTAAGTAAGCAGCAGCCTTGCGACCAAAGGTAGTTCTTAATGATCTATCCCTTCTTGATATATCGCATTCAAATACCTCTTCAACTAATTTAACGATGCTTCTCGCACCTATATCCGCACCTAAAGGCTCGTTGTCTTCTAAGCCTAACAACCCTAACTGCGACATCATTTCGTGCAATTTAACGTGGGTATTACGTTGAGCATAGTATAACTCCTTTAGTTGTCTTATTGAAACATCTCTATTTTTAGTTAGCATAATTAAAACGGCAATCCTTCCGTGTCTTCTTTAGGTTTGAAATCATTTACATAAATCTTGTAATCTGGTTGCTTATCCTCTGTCTTGTAAGCATTAACCCACATTGAATATTTAACATCATTGATTGTAAAATTAATTACTTCTCCTTTAGTGGTTTGCTTTTTCCAAGCACCTGCACTCCATTTTTTTTGTTCCATTTTTTACTTTTTTATTAGTGAATATTTACTTACAAATTTAGGTTGTTTCTTATTACCTACGTTAATTAAGTCGGACTGTATCTTATATCCTTTGCGTTTTAATTCAAAGATAACTGCCGATAATCTCAGGCTATTAAATTTCGTTAGAGCCTGGATTGGTGTCAATGTTTTGCCCGAAAGCAAGTGGTTCAAGATTTGTTGTTTCTGTGTCATTGTTTGGGATTTGGGTTAAAAATACTGGTTTATCTAAAATGGTTTGATACTTATCTATAAACGCTAAAAGGTCTGAGTAAGCCTCTTCGTTATACCAAGCGTAGTGGTAAACTTCTGCAAGTAATATCTGCCTTTCAAATGGTAACAGTTCTTTCATTAGCTTTTCTTTTTATATTGGTTTTGATACGCTTCATTGTAATAATTATCATTTAGATTTGTCTTATCAAGCCCATCTGAGTATCCTTGATTATACGCATCTATTATCTGATATTTTTCTATTTCCTTAGCAGCTAAAATTAATTTTTTTAATGTTCTTTCGTGTATTACCCAACTACTACTATTAATTGTAGGGTCTGCTTCATTGTAAAATAATGCTTCTAATTTTTCAATAGCTGTTATCATATTAGCTTTTCTTTATTGTTTCTTTAATCTTGTTAAACTCGTCTAAGGTCTTGATGGCATTGATTTTTAAAGCAGCCTTTACTTTCTGGTCTTCAGTAAACTTTGTTTTATCAAGTGCTTCAATTAAAAACGCCTTTTGCCCTTCGCTTACTTCGTCTTTATGCTCATTAGTAGCATCTGCATCTTTAGTATCGTCTATGGCAAACAGTCCGTTAAGTGCGTACTTCCTGGCATAGCTACTTGCTGCTCCGGTAATTTGTGAAGCGTCCATACCTTTTTTGTTTTCCTCTTCACGCGCTAACCCGGTACAAGTTATGTTGTCTTCTCCGTTACTTAAACAAGCCGTAGCCTTTACATAAACTCTACCGCCTACTTCTATTACTTCGTCACTTAACATTAAAGCATAGCCGTACTTATGGCAGATAGGTTTTGCAGCTTCGATAATATCTTCTGCACTTCGGTACTTGTATTTAGCAAAAGCATTGAATTGGTTTTTAGGTGCTTTTAATTCCTGTTGAATTTTAATTAGGCTCATTGTTATTTGTTTTGTATGTCTATGTTATAATGTTCTAAAATTTCGATAATAGGTTCTTGTCTTTTCTTTAGGCTTACAAAGTACTCGTAAGCTTGTGAGTATTCCAAGTACATACTTGCGCTATCGTATTTGTTATCTACTAAAGTATAGTAGAAAATTGTTCCGTCTGGCTTAGTTTCTTTTACAAATTCAATCTTCATATACTTCGTTTTTTAAAAGTTCAAGTTCTGCATTGTGTTCTACCCAACGAGTAAACGTGTAATCGTCGTCTTCGTAATCGTAGTTTTTAGGCAATAAGGCAGGGTCATAAGGGTTTGTAGTACTCCTATCCCCGTCAATTAATATGCTCCCGTATCGCTGATATTGGAACATTTGGTAGGTGGTTAAATGTGTCATTTTGTGTTTTGTTTACACAAATATACAACAATACACAATACAAAGTGCAAAACTATTAAAATATTTTAAAATTATTTTTGTAACCTTGTTGCAAATAATGTAGCTTATATAGGATAAAAGCACATCAAATTATGCAATTTATAGCACATTATGTACATCAGAACGTACAAAAGTGTCACATATTTATATAAAAGTGTGACATAAAATAAAGTTTTATCGCTCAATAAAAAGGCTTTTATCGCTCATAACTTGACAAAGTCGGTAGTAAAATGCAGCCAAAAGTAGTAGTATTACTACCTTTAAACTTCATAAATTGTATGTGGGTAATAGCTAACGCAGTAAATTTTAACTACATCTATATTAGTTATTTCTTTATCATATTGTTTCATCGTATATGAATAAGAATAGTGTCCTTCATAATCATCAGGGTATTTTGTATCATATGGGGTAAATCCTAAGCATTCAGCTTGTCCTTTATCTACACCATAATACTCATCTAAGCCTTCTTTAATTGCCTTAAAAGATGAAGCAGATAATATAGGCTTATACTCATTTATAGCTATGTATGTTACTTTTACTCTTGTTGCCATAAGTTTTCCTATTTTATAATAAGTTGCACTTTATAGCAACTTCTGGAAGTAAAGTTTGTCAGAACCCCCGTAAGAATACTCCGGTAGGTATAGCTTGAACCCACAATCTATAAGGTTATTAGCTGAAGGGAAGTTGTCTAAGGTAGTATATGTAATAGCTATGTGGCAAAAGGTAGATGCAGCCTTTAGCCTTGTTTTAATCATTCGTCTTTGTATGCCTTGTCCTCTATGTGATTTTTTAACCCACGCACGATTAAATATGCAAATGCCTTTTGAGTAAATAGAACCGCAGTAAGCTACTATTTCGCCTTGGTCAAGCATAACCCACCATTCACGATTGAACTGGAACTCATCGGCGCAACCCTTGAAGTTAGGATTGGTGTAATCTAACTCCCTTAATTGCTCGTAGGTATCTCGGTCTAATATATTGCCGAAGCTAAATATCTTTTTGAGGCGCATTGTGTATCTGTTCAAGTTTGGTTAAATATAAAATCGCATCTTGAAGTTCCTGCTTCAAATGTGTAATCCATTCGCCTGTTGATAAATCTTGCCTGTCCATTGTGCAGTTGTACTTCTTTTTACCTACTTGCTCACGGCTACGCATATCTTCTATTACTAAGCTAAGTATTTTACTATCCATTTATTTGTCGGTTTTGCTATGTATCTTAAAACAAGTTTTGCACTTGAATAATATCTTCTTTACTCCGGTTGCGGTTGTGCGCCTCATTTGAATTGTTAAATCATCGCTACCACATTCAGGGCAAGAGCCTCGGTCTTGTCCAAATATAACTCCGTAATGTGTTTTAGGTTCTATGTGGTTTTTAAGTGCGTTAAATACTTGTTCTAATAACACAACATCTTTTTGGCAGTACTTAATCATTTTAGCCATAGCCACTTTGTCCTTATGCAGAACGATGTCTTTCCATAAACTATATTCGGTCTTTATCTTAGTGCCAATGCCTAAATAGTCAGCTATGTAATTAAGCTTGTTGCTATTAAATCTAAACTTTTGCCTTGCTACTTTTAACGTATCAATAGTAACGTAAGAAGGGAACATTTCAATCTTATGAAACAAGCACCTGGTTCTTATCCACGCAAGGTCGAACTTGTCGCCATTATGCCCTACTAATTCCGAAGCCGTGTTTGCTACTTCGATAAAACTTTGTAGCATCTTTTTATCGTTCTGTTTGCTATCCCATTGTAAAAAGTAAACTTCTTTTTCATCTTCCCATTTGTAACAAATACAAATAATAGCACGTTCTTGTATTATGCTATCAGCCGTTACATTAAGCTTATATCCTGCACTCCAGAAAAAGCCAACGTTGGGCGAGGTTTCGATGTCAAAGAATAGGCGTTTGCGTTTTGATTTTAGCATTGTTTATTTTTGGCTGAATTTATCTATTGTAGTAGTACCCATTGCAGCTATGCAAATAACCATTACGGCATCTACAAGTTTATCCGAAGGGGCAATCTCTTGATGCGTGAAGCTATTAGCTAATAAGGTAACACAGATAAACAAAGCCGATAGTAAAGCAATCACTCGCTTTGTAGACACGCTACCTCTTTCGTCTGATAATAAATTGGCTAACCATTTCATATTTTATATTTAAGGTGTGAAGTATAATTTTGACTCAGATGCTCTACGCTTTGTAAGACCTGCAAGAACTTTGCCACCTGCTTTATCCCACTTAGCAAACTCTAAAGCTATTGAAGGGTCATTAGGGTTAGCGTTTACCTTCTTTAGTAAAGTAGAACTCTTTAGGTTTCCGATACCTGCGTTATAGGCAAAGCTTGTAAGAGCAGCGAACTGATTAGGTGTAACTGAACTTTTAACCAATGGAGCAACCTTATCAGCAAACTCTTTAGCTATAATCTCAAATAACTCATTGGCTCTTTCTTGCGTAATCTTATCGCCAGGCTTTACAGGTTTACCATCTTCAAAAAAAGTATTCCCGTAGCCGATTGTATCTTTTGCAGCACTGCATTTGTAAGCCACTAATTTGCAGCCTTCGTAGAATTTAATTAGGTCTTTCCCTTTCTCGTTTAATTGCATTTTATTTTATTTTAAAATCTTTATTAATACCGATTGAATACGCACCAAAAGTTCCACCAAAGGCACTTTGCGCTCCGTAACTTAAAACAAATGAATAATCTTTTTTTAATGGAATAGTGTAATTAAAATCGTATTCCATTGTTATATCTTTATAATGGTAAAAATATCCTACCGCAGCACTTACGCTAAAGTTTTCATATATAGGGAACGTAGCCATTATTTCTTGGTAAAAATCTTTACTATCATAAGTCCACCAACCGCTATTGATACCTACTGCCGTTTTGCCAAAATACTTTCCAACCTCAATAGTTCCACCTAATAAATTTTTAGTATCGTTTAAAGGTGTGTTAAAAGCTACGTTTGGAGCAGCCATAACATAATATTGAGCATTGCCTTTTAACGCAAAAAACAAGCATATTATTGCTATTAATCTCATTTCTTTTTCTTTTTAGTAGCAGCTTTTTTGATAGGCTTTTTTACAACTTTCTTCTTTTTAAACATATCATATACAATAGAACCAAGTAAAGCAATAGCTAAAGCAATAGCACCTATCATAAAATGAGAGAACTTGTTAAGCAAGGTTATCATTCCTTTGGTTTCCTTTGCCCCTATTGTTGTTTGAATGTCTATTAAATCGTTCACATACTCTAAAACAGGATAAATCTTTTTATCCATTTCTTTGGCTTCCTCATCATTAACTATGCCGTCTGCCGATATTTGAGCAAAATAATTATCAGCTTCGGTAATATACATTTGCGCTTTATCGCTTACTTCTTTCTCTTCTGGTGTTTGGAATGTCTTTAAGTAAGCAGCCCACATTGTATCTGTAATCTCCTTTTCTTTTTGGATAGCAACTAAATCGATTTTGCCGCCTTTAATAACTTTAATTTGGTCTTGTATTGCTGAGCCGTAATAATCAAATTTGCGGCTCAAATAAGGTTGCGGTACTAATCTATCTTGGTAAACGCTTGTTGCCGTCTTTTTAATTGTGTATTCTACATATTTACCAAACCCTGCAATAGTCAAAATTATTGCAGTAAGAATAATTAGTAATGTGTTTTTCATCGTTTTCGTTTTGGTTTTGGTTGTTCTTTTTTCATAAAAGACATAGGGTCTGCTGCAAATTGACTACTTATTTTTAATACCCCTTGTATTATCTCAGGGCTATTTAAACCAACTAAGCCATAAGCGATAGCCTTGTACATCGACTCAACTTCAAACTGCTCCATAATAAACCAAGCAATAAGAGATGCAATCATAGAACTTATCATTTTTTTAAAGATATCTCTAATAGATTGCTCTTCATTAGTTGTAACAAGCCTTGCTACCATACCTGCTGCACCAATAAGCAAAACTACCCACCCCCCATTGATGAAGCTATTTATTAACTTGTCCAAATTATTTCCTTTTCCAAAAGAATAAGATTAGCGTAATTATCAATATAAGCGCAATTAGAGCCTTATAAAATTCGCTAAAGGACTTATCCTTAGTTTTAGTTATCTTCGAAATTTGGGTACTTTCTGTGCGACTGAGAGCCATTGAGTCCGTCTTGGTCTGCTTACTATCCGTTTGTTTCTCTTTTGTGCCTCTTGTGTAGGTCTCCGTGTACTTAGGAATTGTAATCATACTATCCTTAGTAACCCACAAAGTATCGTAGTAAGTTATTGTCTTGGTAAAATACTCTTCCTTTTCTACTACTTTGGTAACACTATCAAAAACAACCACACGCACACTATCAAATGTTTTGACAACAGTGCTATCTAATCGCTCCGATGCCTTCTTTACTGAAGCACACGAAGTAAGTAATAAGGCTAAAAAAATTAATCTCATTTAAGCTTTTTAGTCATTTTGTAATAGTAACGGATAGCCATAAGACCGGAAATAATAGCCACCAAACTTGCAATCAATGTGAATAGCGGTTGAATATCCGATAGGCTTAAAATAGCACTAATTACTGATACGATTGTTGATTGGTCTGCTTGGTGGTTATTTTCCATTATAGTTCTTCTTCTTCTTGTTTGTTAAATTCTATGCCAGTAGTCCAATCTTGTAAGAAAGTAAAATCTTCTAAGCCCTGGGGATTGACTACGTTAATTATTTGAAAATCAAATTCTTTATCATTTAGCGCATCAATATCTTTAGTCAGCTTCTTGATGCCTTCTTTTGAGAACTTGTAATCTCCTTTTTCTGTAAGCACTAAAATACCTTTTTCGTCTACTGAAGCGTTATCCAAACGAAGTTCCTCAAGTTGTGAGTTGTAATCTTCGTGATACTTTTTAACCTTCTCATAAACTTTTACAAGCTTCTTAGCTACTTTTGTTTCTTGGTTTTCGATTACTGCATTAATGTTCTGCACTAATTGTTTGAGTTGTTTGTACTTCATTTTCGTTGTTTTTTATTTGTAAAGATAATTGTGGATTGCTAAACGGCAAAGGTAAATTTACGATTGGTGGGTTTTTAAGGTTCTCAATCTGAGTAGCTAAGTTTAAGTCCATAGCTTCTACGTTGTTACCTGCAACTAACCACTCGCATACTTGCTCGTAAGTTAAATCTTCGTAAGCAGTAAAGTCGGTTTCCGAAGGAGTAGCACAAGCCATTGCTCCGTAAACTTCTGCGGTGTATTCTCCGTCTTTTCCTTCGTATCTCCAATGTACTGTTTTTACTACATCGGTTAAACCATCTTCGCTTGGTGCGGTGTCCATTTGGCTAATAAGCCATTTTGTTTCTAATGCCATTTTATATAATTTGATAAGTATAACTAAAATAATAACTTAAACTATTTGTTGAATTTGGATAAGCATCTAAATAAACTACGCTTGTTGATGCACCTGCTAAAATAACACAAACATTATTTGTAGAATTTGCACCACCGCCACCACCTGCTCTATATGAAAAATCAAAATTAGAAGATATAGGTAATGTCATTGATATTCTTGTCCAAGTATTTGTAGCAGTTGCCGTTACATTTATTACACCACTAACAGTTACTACATTTCCTACTCTCATATATTGACATACAAAAGCAGTTGAAGATGCAATATTATATACTGATGATAGTGTAGGAGTATAAGTTCCACTATATAAATTCGAAGCTTTAATGTTTCCGTTTACATCAAGCTTCTCACTTGGCGATGTAGTACCTATACCTACATTACCCCCACTTGTTATGCGCATACGTTCAGTAAGAGTTGTATTATTACCAGTAGCAATAACTAACCCTAATGCACCTCCTGCTCCATCATCATAAGCATTTATACTTGCTGCTGTATTAGTTCCTTCTGACCATCCAATGCCTCCTCCATAATAATTTGTTGTACTTGGAGGTGTTAAGGTTAATAAGTAATTGCTTGGAGTGTTTGGAAGTGTTGAACTATCAATATATTTTCCTGAACTTGCGTAAGTACCGATATGTAAAAATGAACTTGGCGATGTAGTACCTATACCTACGTTACGATTATTAGCAATATATAGTGCAGATGTAGTATTAATTTCTAAATCTATAATACCACTTGCTCCTGTGTTTATTACTGTTGCACCACTTGATGCTGCAAATGCGTGATTTGAGTTTGAAGGAGTAACAGTTGTTGGATAAATAGCACCAAATCCTGACCCCCCTGTAAATGCTCCTATAAACAAACCTTGTGTTCCATCCCAAAATTTACTTTGTTGTGCCGTTACACTACTTGAGAATGTAGCTGCTCCACCTGATGCTATTGATAAAGCCGTTGTATTATTTGTTTTTATATTTAATGTATGCGAAGTACTTGTACCAAAATTCATTGATGTATTAGCATCATTATAGGTCATATCAGCAGAAACCGCACCACCTACTCTTTGCCAAGTTTCTATTGCTACACTTCCACTTGCAGTATATGAAGCAGCAAATCTACCTGTACCACTTACATCAAGCTTATATGTATCATTAGTGTTTCCTATTGATAAATTACCTGAAGCATTTAACGTCATTGCTTGGGTAAAGGATATAGCGTTACCTGCCGTACCTGAAGGAGCTGTTTTCCAAATATGCTTACCTTGGTCTTGTGTATATTCACTTGCAAATCCTGTAATTACATATCTGTAAGCGGCATTTGTTACATCAAAATAATTATTTGATGCTATAATTAAGTTATCTGAATTATTATAATTCCAAATTGACCCATTTCTTATTTGTAAAGCTATTGCTGAACTTCCCCACGCACTCGGTGTAACTCCTAATCCTAAATTACCTGAAGCGTCAAGACGCATTCTCTCTGTTCCACCTAAACGATAAATCATAGGAACTGCAGTTGCGCTTCCTACTGTTCCATCTGTTGCATCAAAAATAACCCCTGCGCCCGTACTTGATGAACCAAACAAATTCAACATATTGCTTGAGCCATTAACAGTTAAGCCAGTAGTTGAACCTCCGGTAGCAGCATAAACAGATAATTTTGTTGTTGGAGATGCAGTTCCGATACCAACATTAGTTCCATTATCAAATATCTGACTATCCCCTATTGTACTTGCACCTGTAAACTTAGGTAGGTAGTTAGTAGTACCTGTTCCCGTTACTGGATTGGTTAAAGCGTTTTGTTTGTTGTTAAATGTAGTCCAATCGGTGCTTGATAATAAACCTTGTTGAGAACCACTTGCAGTTGCAATAGCTAAAGTAATAGTTCCACTTGTTGTAATAGGTGTAGAGCCAATAGTTACTCCGCTTGTTGCAGAAGATAAACCAACACTTGTTACTGTACCCGTGTTACTTGTCTTGTTATTAAACGTATTCCAATCGGTACTTGAAAGCGCACCCGTTGTAGAACCCGATGCTAAACCTAAACTTAAAACCTGAGTAGATAAGCTAAGACCATTAGCCGTGCCTATTGTTACTGCGTTGTGTCTTGCTGCCGTATTCGCTGCTACATCTGTATTAGCACTTACTCTTGCCTCGGTATAATAAAGGTTAGTACCTTCTGCTATATTAGATGTTGTTAAAGTAACCGCACCCGTTAACCCGTTTACACTTGATACACCCGTAGTTAAAGCACCGATATTTCCGTTTAACTTTTGTATCGCACTTAAAATACTATCGCTTGAAGTTATAGTACCTGCTCCGCTTGTGTAACCCGTTAAGGTACTTGCAATAGCACGAGCATTCGTAAAATAAAGGTTACCGCTTTCCGTTACTTGTGCCGTTGTATAATCGCCACTTGCTGCCACAACTGCACCTGTTCTACCGAATACGCTTGTTACTGCATCGGTGTTATCGTCAGTCCAAGAAGCCGTTATTGTTCCCCCGTCTTGTTGTGTAAGTGTTAAGGTCTTTGTTGTAGTACCCGTTACCGCAGCACTATTTATTTTATCGTTGTATGCAGCGTTCCAATTCGTAGCACTTGCAATATAGGCATCGGCTAAATCAGTATTTAAATGTAATTCATCAAGTAAAGTAACACCACCCGTAATAGATGCAGCGTTGCCGCTTCCCGAACTCTTAACAACAGTTAAAGCCTCTCCGCTACCGCCCTTAGTAATTGATGCAGCAACTCCGCTACCGCTTGAATGATTAATTACTAAATTTTTAGCAAGTAAAGTGTGCGTTCCTAAATCTACGTTTGCAGTCGCCCCCGTGTACGGAACAAAACCCGTTAAAGAAGGGAAGGTAGCAAGTGTACCATTACCACGAATATACTGAGCCGTTGTGCCATTAAAAGCAAAAGCTAAAGTTCCCGAAGTAGTTACGGGAGAACCGCTAATTGTAAGGCTATCCCCTGTAATAGTTGCAGCTACGCTTGTTACAGTACCCACCGCACCGCTTGAACGCTGCCAAATACTTCCTGAATAGATCACATAATCTCCCACCGCAAAAGTCAAAGGACCTGCGCCAAAGTTTACTGTTCCTGCTACGTTACAAATATAAACATCTCCCGTGTCGCCCGTTCCATTCGCAAGTGTTGGGGTGTTAGTCGCTGCGTTCCAAGTTCCTTTGTATTCCATAATAGAACTTGGTAATTGACTGATAGGAACTTTACCGCCACTATCTAAAGAAGCATAACCATTAGCGTTACCCTTTTCACTTCTTAATTGATAAGTATCTAATAAAGCTTGTGAAGGGAATACTTCAACATAAGCCGAGCCACTCCATAAATAAAGTTTCTGAGTGTCTTTAGCACAATAGATCACATTAATATCGCCCGTTGCAGGGAACGAAGCTAAGTCAGTATAAAAGCTAACTGCACCGCTAAATATCGCCCCTAATTGTGCAAGTGTAATCTTCTTACTTACTCCACTAATCGGGTCGCCTATAATAGTTAAATCGGTACTAACTGGTGCTAACTCGGTCGCTAATTGGTTAATCTTTTTTCCTATCATCTTAGTATTGGTATATTGATGGCACTTGGCATCTATCGTTTAAGTAAGGTAATTCCATTGTAATGTCTATCTTAACTCCTGCAAGATAATCTGGGTCGCTCTCGGTAAAGTAAGTCAAAGGAGCAGTATCGCCAATATCCCAAATTGCTTTAGGATAACGTAACTGAGCCACTATGTCTTGACCTACTAAAGTCATATCGGATAAAACTTCGGTTTCGTTTGTCTCTTCCATTAACATTCTGTCCATAAAATAAAGGCTAAAATTATAGGTAATATTTTTAGCGTTTATAGTCGCACCCGTTAAAGTGTAGAACATAGCAGGGTAAGTAACCTCGCCATTGCTTAAACGTTCCCACACATCGCCGAAGTAAACAAAGTTAATTTGTTCGTGGTCGCTTCCGAGTGTTGTTATTTGTTTGACTATTTGGTTTAACGTCAGGCTCATTCTTAATTTTTTCTAAATAAACACGAAGCTTATTTTGGTTTTTTATTGTTGTTACTTTGCTCATATTTAACAATCGCTACAACCTCTATTCCCTTGATATAGTTCCTCGAAGCTTTTACCTGCGCAGCAATCAAAATCTCCTAACCAAATGCTCGTTGTATAAGCATCGTTTTCAGGGTGTATTGCATCAACGCCACTTCCAGGATTAAGGTACTCAGGGTAAAGTGTTGAATATTCTTTTAGGTATTTAATCATTCTTTGCTTGTAGAACTCCGCACGGGTCTTATATCTATTCGCCACGTCAATCATATCTTGCATCGAAGGGTTCTCAGTATTCTCTCCCGTTTTTCTTAACAAGCCTTTGTTGTAGAACTGATAAGACAAACCCATTGGCAATTCACTAAGTACATAATGTACCAAAGTATCTGCTATGTAATTGTCTAATAAAGTTACTTCTGCTGCGTTTAAGTTATTAGCCGTAATACCTGCTTGTAGTCGGTTGTATAAAGCACTTCCTAAAGCCGGTAAGATAAAAATATCTTGTGCAGTTTTGATCTCAGGCAATACAAGTTTCTCGTCTACGTTAGCGTGTAAGCCAGACCTTTCTTTAATATTCTGTACGCTTATAAATAATGTGTTTAAACTCATTTCTTATTTTCTTTTAACTATGTTTGACTTCCACTCGTGTCTGCAACTTGGAGAATGTGTGTTTGTTCCTGGCTTAGTATACCAACCGCCTCGTCTATCCCATACGCTATAACCAAGCCTTGCACTCATCATTTCTATTTCGCTACGGCTATAAAATTTGTTAGCGGTTACTAAGTATTTGCAAAAAGGTCTGCTTGTATCTAAATCGCCATCATTAAAACCTGCTTTCCACTCGTATGAATAACGAATTAAAATTTGTGAAGTTTGAGGCTTTATAGCTTCAACAATTTGACCAATAGGAGCAGTTAATTGCCTTTCGATAATTATGTTACTATCAATTCCCTTGCCTTGCTTTACTTCGCTTGTTTTAATAAACCCCTTCTCGATTAATAAATCAATAACACGCTTAACCGCACCAACATCTTCTTTTAAAGTGTCAGCAATTACTTCTGGAGTAATACGCTTGTCCTTAACAATTAAGTCCAAGATATTAGATTGCAACTGCGATACATCTGCAAACATTTCAAAGTCCGCATCATCGTTAAATCTTGATTTGCTTTTAAATACTTCGTAAGCACTTCTATCTTCTCCAAATTCAAAGAAAACCTGAAAATCAGTTTCGTTAAATTCTAAATCTTCAGCACCTAACCAAGTAGAAACTTCGTCATCACTTAAAGCATATCCACCTTTAAGCATAGAACTTGCTTGTTCCCTTGTAATCTTTCCCTTGTTAAAATCTCTAATGATGCGCTGCATATTTTGCCACTCTCTACCTTTCAATCCTTTAATGTGTTCGTTAACACTTAAAGGACTTGCTGACATTGGCTGCTGAGTTTCTGAAACTATCCCGTATTGTGTAGGGTCAATTCCTAACTTCTCTAATATCCATTCTTTAGGTGCAACTTCTTTAATTACGCTTTCGCTAAAGTCAATACCAATCGGGTCTACAGGTTGAAGCTTTAATTCCTCAGTAACTCCTGCATATTGTCCTAACATATTAAATATGCCTTCAATTTGCATTTGCTTGTAGTGAACGTAAGTATTACGGAATATTTCGTAGCTATCACGCATCTGTTGTCTGCTACCTAATTGACCTGGAGTAGCAATACCGAACAAGTCAGGACTTGTAATCTGGTGTCCACTAAATATGTTAGTTTGTATAAGTTCGTCTACTCGGCTAAAGTCCTCTTTAGTTAAATCACTTGCACCTAAATCATCTACAATAGGCTTACGGGTTAAATCGTTTACAAACGCAAGTAAATACTTCTTGCCGTCTGCACCCGTGTACATATTGTCGAATTGTCTGCTAACAAGTCGCTTTTCCTCTGGGCTTGGCTCTCCGTTTGGTAAAGTAATAAGTTTACTTGCAGAAAACCCTGTTTGAGCATTTCCTAAAACGTGCTTACTTACCTCAACATCACTTTCGATATAGTTAAGCGCACCAAAATAACCAGGAAGGCTATAAACGTTCATTCCTGGGCGATACTCCTTTACATAAAGTATCTGCACACCTTGTGGGTTAGCAGGGTTAAACGCATTGTATATCTCAGCTTTTTCTTGGTTGCGTGTAGCCTTCCAATCTTCTTTATACCAAAACTGCGTATTGTCTTTGTTGGTTCTAATCTTTGTATAATCACAATGCCACAATTCAGCAACTTGACCGCCCATTACAGACCAAATAACTTGGATATAAGCACCACCAAATAGTTCTAAATCTAAAGCAACCTTTTTAGTTAGGTCATTAAGGGTCTCATCTCTATTTACTTTTTGAACAATCGCTTGTTCTCCTGCCCAACCATTGCCGACAATGTAATTAACCTTGCCTCTAATAATAGCGTTGTGCTTTGCAGATTTGTTAAATAGGTCTAATAGGTACTGCGGATAGTCATTGTTTTGACCATACTGCATATACCCTTCGCCTTTTTTCTCTTTATATTCCGGTTGCTTTGCTTCCGCAAATGTCAATACTTGTATTTCCATTATTGTCTAATTGTGAATGTGCTTGTTGTTTCGTATTCTGTGAATGATATAGTTGTACCCTCGAGTTCCATAATGCCTGTTTCAAGCAGGTTTAAGCCAGTAGGGTTTGTGTTTGAAGGACTTGATTGTTCGTAAACTGAGTAAGTGTATTGCCCGTTTAAAGAGCTATTAAAGTAGCTATTAACTACAATGCTAAACTCGTTGTACCTTTCCTTGTAAGCACTTATGTCGGTATTGTTTAGCTTAACAAATTTGATGTCCGTGTTTGTGCTTCTATTCTCGAAAATGAATAGATAATTAGGACTTGTAAGCGTTTGCTTCTCAGTCAAGGTAAGTATTATATTTTGGGTTTGTCCCTTAGTTAATCTTATCACAACTATAAATATAAACTATCACGATTGTTTGCAAAATAAAAAACCCCCGCCTAATTAAAGACGAGGGCATCTATATACAAAACCAAAACAACCTAAGAACCTGCGGTAGTTAATTGACCTGCAACAGTAGAATTAACTTCTGGAGCAAGGGCAGCTTCCGCACCTGTGAAGGTTAAAGTGTAGCCACTTCTGTCGCCTTCAGCCGTACCTGTACCTGCACTACCTGCGGTAAGGTCTAAGCCTCTTGTTTTACCTAAGTACCAGTATTTGCCATTGTTATCTTTGGCAACTGCTACTAAAGTGTTTTGAGCCAACAACAAGATTTCGTTTCTTGTGTTCGCCTGTAATTTGTTTAATACGATAGTCAATTCAGGAGCGTAGAAGATAGTTCCGTTTTGTACGTTTGCATTAACATTCTCAACTAATTGAGAAGTGCCTTTTACAAGTTCGTACTTAAAGAACTTCTTGCCAGATGCTTTTACTAAAGCGGTGATTACACCACTTGCTTCTGTTGTAGAAGTTACATCTGAGGCTGCCATAAAATAAACTTCGGTTATACCACCTAAACTGTCTTTACAATCTAAGGTATAATTTTGAGTTAAAGCACAAGCCATTGTTATTGAATTAAATTAGTTTGAAAAAAGTGGGGGATATATTTCAATCCCCCTATAAATTATGCAAGGATAAACTTCACTACTTCGTCAGGGAAGGCAATGTTTACACCCATCTTAAACTCAGATACGAAACGTACTTGGTCAGCTTCTTTAGCATAGAAAATTTCAAACTTCTCTTCTTCGTTCAATAAGTCAGTACCTAAGAACATATTGCTTAAACGCATAGCGTAAACTTTGTTAGTTCCGTTAAGACCTGCAACTGCAATTACTTTAATTGTAGTACCAGGAAGTACAAATTCGCTATCAGCTTTAACATCAATTTGGTAATTGAAAGAACCGCTATTTTTAAGAGCAACAGTGTAAGTACGGAATAAATCTTGACCACAGAAGATAGTCATATCGTCAGCAGCTACAACTTTAGCAGGGATTGCTTGGTAAACACCATCAAAGATAGAGATTACGTTAGCAGCAGTAATGCTTGATAAAGGAGCACCACTAATGTAAGTAGAAGCGTTTGCAGCAACAACACCTGAAGCAGCACCGATTAACTTAACAAGACCATCGAAGCGGTTAAGGTTAACATTCACACTTGTAGTGTCGCCAGTCCATAACGCAGTTTCTAATTGTGCAGCGATTGTCTTAGCTTTCTTTTCAGAATACTCTTGCTCGAAAGGTACGCTATCGTACATAGAGCCAGTAGGTAAAGCTTTTTGTAAATACTTAGCTTCAAGGTCTTTAGGACATAAAGCTTCGTTTACTTTAATTTTACCAGGAGTTACAGTACGTTGAGTAAAGGTAGTAGAACCAGAAGCATTAAAGCCACAAGAAGCACCATCTTGGAAGATAGCGTCAGTTTCCATAATGTTGATTTTTTCGCTTGACTTTACGCCAACCATAACGTTACCTGCGCTCTTAATAAGAGAAGCAGTTTTTGCACCCAATACAGATGAAGTTACAAGTAGAGCTTCGTTTTCTTTTGTATAGTTTGCTAATGCAGATACATCAAATCCCATTTTATTTTATTTTTATTTGTTTAATAAAGCGTTTCTAAATTTCTCAATCCTATCGTACTTCATTGAGTGTGTAGTTACGTTAGAACCGAAGTTGTTTTTTGGCTGCGCAATAGGTTCAGCGTTAGGTGTCTTAGTAAGTGCTTCTATTAACTCAGCTACTTGACTAAAGCCATTCTTAACTTTTGCCTCTAATTGTGCTACTTGTGTTTTAAGATTTTCATTTTCAGACACTAAAGCAGCGATTTCGTCTGCCATTTTCTCATCCATCTTTTTACCCATTTCAGCAGGAGTTTCATCAGCGATTTCTGCTTCTACTTCTGGAGTTTCGATAGAAATAATCTTAGCGTTTTCGTCTAACTCAATTTGAGTTCCGTCTGCTAATTGGTGTTCGCCAGTTGGAGCAGGTGTTCCGTCAGCTAAAGTAACTTCACCGCCAATAGCTAATTCGCTAATCATAACCTTTGTACCATCCATAAGGCTATATTCAG